GCATATTACCCAACCCGCATGTTGTTAGAAATGTTTCTCATAACACGGGTGTCCCTTACATAGTCATAACGATTGATGTAGAGGGTTCTCATGTCCTTAATGCCTTCCTCAAACTTTTGCAAGTGCAGGGTAGCATCCTGAGTGTTGCCACGGAAGGTGTACGCGTAGTACATAGCACCGTCTACAATAACAGAACGAAACTGTTCTGGCAGTGTGGGCACATCTGTGGCGTTATCTAGGTCGACTGAAACTCTGTAGTATTCGTACACCAACTCATATGCGTAGTTTGGTGCAGGATGAACCCCAAACTTCTGGTCAGGAGTTCTGAACACTCTCTGGGGAAGGCTCCTGATGGAGGTGTTCGTAGTGTTATACTCATCGTCTACATAGTTTTCTAGGTAGTCTTCGTAAGAGATGATACGGAGCTTCTGGGTAGTGTTATTGAAAGTATCGTTACGCTTAACCCTGAAGGTGTCAAAGTCAATTGTCTTTGTGTCGCTGGGGTATGCGTATCTGATTGTACCGGGAGTCAGGGTTACCTCTTGCAACACGTGGTTGAAGGGCCACTCAAACTGACTCTGACCAATGTACTGAATGGCAGAGTTAATGGAGTCTTTAGCAGAAGAATAGAAGCCAACAGCAGAAGCAAAGTTGCTGGATGTCAACTCTACTTCATTGAGCCTACGATTTACATCATTCACAAGGCCAAGAAAATTGTAAGCTGACACGTTGCCTATCCTTCACAGATAAAAGTGAAGGGTGCCCCCTAGAGGACACCCTAATGTTTTAATTATGCGAGAGTGTCGCGGTCAACTTCTGCAGCGGTTTTACGTGCATCAATGTCCATCAGAACTGCGAACACACGAACCACACCCGAGGTCGGGGCAGTCGTAGCGGTGACAATCGTCAGGTCAATGGTGTCAGCAGTACCACCAACCACGAGGGGCTGGAAGGCAGCAGCGTTCTGAGCATAAGCGCCAGCAGCAGCAGCGTCAAGGTCGAAACCGTCAACGAAAACGTCAGCATCCACACCAGTGCCGAGGTCCAGAGTGTTGTCGTTCGACTCACCACCAGCAACGGTGATAATCTCGAAGCCAGCATTCAGGATCATGGTATTGGCAGGGACCGAGATAGCTTCGATCACGTCCGTAGCAACCAGAGCCGAGCCTTTAGCAGTAGCAGCAGCAGCGAAGTCAATCAAGACTTCTTTGAAGTAGGGCATACGCCCAGCGGTGAAGCCATCAACAGACCCGCCCGCGAGAGTGGTAACAGTAGCCATTTAAGTGTCCTTTCCTATGGCGGTTAAGGGTACCCCACAGAGGGATACCCTAGGGTCTATATTAGGCGAGGTTGTAACGAGCAACCGTCAGAGCTTCCGGGCGCAGAATCTTACGACCGTACAGGTGCATACCACGCACGATGTCAGCGAACGAGTCCGGGTCACGGTAGGTCTCGGTCTTGTTGATCTGCTCAGCGGTAGCCACAGCCGAGTCATGACCAGCAACGATCACACCGTAGTTCGTGGACTGTGCGCTGGAGTTACCCACGAAGGACGAACCAGTACCGACTTGCGGCAGGTTGTTCGACACGTAGACGCGGAAGCCATTCCAGTTCGTCAGAACCAGACCGTTACGCAGAGCACCCGACTCGCCCTGATCTGCATTCAGGAAGCGCGAATCTTCGTCCATCAGGACTTCCATCATCACGGGGTCAATCACCAACCAACGGCCAGACTTGTCCACGTTCTGCTGGTCGAGCAGACGGCCCATGCGGTTAATCAGCATGACGGGCGAGACGTGAGTGGTCGGAAGCGAAGAAGCACCCGGAAGACGAGCAGCAACCGGGATCGAGTCCCCTGCGCTACCAGCCGTGGTGATGTTGCCGAACGAGGGGCGCGAGAGCTTCATCGAAGTCAGCAGTTCGTCCGAGCCAGCCGTGGTGATAGCTTTGGTGCCATTCACAACGTCATTCACGGTACCAGCATTGGTGTGCAGAGCGGCCTGCTTGTAGCCCGACAGGTAGCCCAGAACTTCTTGGTCATGCTGGTCAGCCAAGCGGTAAGCCGCACGGTTGGTAGCAAGGTCCATGAAGTTGACGTGCGAGTGAGCTTCTTCGATGTCATCAACTTTGAAGGCGAAGTAGTTGGCCTTGTCGATAACCAGCGAGAAGTCTTCGTCGTCGAGGTCTTGAGCTTGAATCTGGGTGCCACGAGCATAGGCCGAGACCGAGATTTCCGGTTCTTTGATGATACGAACGGTATCACCCTGAGCCGAGATTTCACCGAAGTAATCCGAGTTAGTGATGTCACCAACCACGGTTGCTTTACGGAGAGCGAGTTGAACTTTCTTCGAGTAGATGACCGAAGAAAAATTTCCATTGGGCAGGTTTGACCAGCCAGCAGCAGTTTGGAAAGCCATGAGAAAATCCTCCTATGATATTTGGCTTTGATTAGAAGCGAAACATGTCTATAAGAGGCTGACGGGTTTCTAGGGTGTATGATCTGTGTCTCATAAGGATCAGTTATGATAAGAAGATCATAGGCCTGTACTTAGTCAGGTAAGTCTTACTTGATGGTTAAGCTTTAAGGGAAAACAAATAGCCATGGGTGTCACGAAGAGGCCACAGCTATTTGAGGTAGTTATATGAAGAAGTCCTTACTTGTCAAGAACTATCTTGCACCGCCAGAGAGATCGTACACAAAATTACCCTTACGGATAGCTTCCATGATCTTGCCCTCATTCTTGGCGTATTCATCCATGTTCATCTTAGCAACACGGGATTCGTAAATTTTCTCACCGTCCTTATCAAAGTCCACATTGGCTTTGGTCTTAGTTGGGATGAGAGACGCAGCTTCCTTGTTTTTTGCTTTGAGGGCCGAGGGAGTAAGACCCTTATCAACCTTATAGAGATCAAGAACACGGACTACTGCACGGGCATCTTCTTCGTTCTCGTAGAGGGCGTCCTGAACCCACTTGGGTTGTTCTTCTGCCCAATCATGGAACTCGTCAGACTTACGAAGAGCATCAAAATCAGGGTGAGACACTCGGATAGCATCAAGAGCTTTATTCCGTGTAGCCTCAACAGACAACTTCTCATACTCATCAAACTTATTCTTGTACTGAGAGAGCTTTTCTTCTGCTTTCTTAGTTGCAATCGTCTCAACAATAGAGGCAACATCAGGGTACTTTCTTGCCCAAGCTGCAATATCTTCATCAGACTTTGGTGGCAAGATACGTGCACTGGGTGACACAGAGTTTTTCAACTCCTCAAACTTTGCTTCCCACTCTTTTTCTTTTTCAGAAAGATGCCTACGCAGATCACCATAGCGCTTCTTAAAAGACTTCTCTTCCGGGTCGTTAGGTTCAGGCTCAGCCTCTTGGGACTTAACCCTTACTTCTTCCTTAGGCTCTTCTTCTGGGGCCATTGTTTTATTGATAAGCTCTTCAAGTTCTTTTTCTTCAGCTTCGATACGTTTACGGTTACGGCTGCTGAAAGAGGAATCAACGTAGACTTTAGTTACAGACATTCTTTATCCTTTATGTTGGGGCCAGCCTTAGCTGGGTAGCCTTATTGTTTGTATATCACAGTCTTGGTTAAGAGGCAAGACCTTTTCTACTACGAACAGTTTTTTGGGGCTTGCTAATCAAACCACCCTCTGCACGACGGGTTGCATTCGATCCGCCCTGACCATAATTACCAGAACCTACGTTACCGGGACCACCAGTACCTGTACCTCCACCGGGAGTACCACCAGACGTATTTCCGCTAGAACCTACATTACCGGGACCACCTGTTCCAAAGCCTCCGCCGGGAGTTCCACCAGAAGTTCCAGTACCTCCGGGCTTGTCTTTATCTTTATCTGCAACGGCAGCAGCAAGACCCGGATCAACTTTACCCTCGCCGTAACCCACACTGACGTTGGCACCCTTGTCAGAAGATTTAGAAGGTGTTGCAGTGGTTCCAGAAGGTTTACCTGCCAGACCTGTGCTGGGGGTTGTGTCAGTAGTTCTACTTAAAGCAGCAGAAGCATATCCAGTGCCTGTAGCTACAACACCAGTGCGAACAGCCATTCTTTGGGCAGCAGGAAGATCGTCAATCTTAGTCTCAATACGAGCCTCTAGGTCATTGTACTGAGTAGTACCTTTTAAACCTTGGGCTTCCATTACTCCAAGAGCAGCCCTTGCTTCTGCAATGTTTTGTACTTCAGAAGTAGCACGTGTACCGAGACCCAGACCACCAAGAACAGCACCAACAGGCCCACCAACAATAGCACCAGCAAGACCCAATCCTTTGCCGACAGTGGTACCTTTTTTGTCAGAGAGGGCATCTATACCAAAGCTGTATGGGTCTGAAGTGATAGCTTCTGAGTTTTTCTCTGCCCACCTATCATAACTTAAAGACCCTTCGCCAGTGCTACCAGTCGTGGGAGTTTGATCCATATCTCTTCCACCACGTTCAACCTCTACAGGTTTTACACTAGGAATCTGGGTTGTAGGGGTCTGAGTACCACTCTGAAACTGCTCTGCAAGGGCAGGAGTCCACGGAACAAACCCTTCAGGCACAAAACCCATTGGTAGGCCATCAAGGAATTGAACTGTTTTTTCTTCGCCAGTTGTGGGATTAATGTACTTGCGAGACTCAAAAGCACCTGAGGATTCTGGGATTGTGAATTGAGTGCGGTCAAAGGTAGAAGTGCTGCCTCTTGTTAAGCCACCCTCTTGCATACCCATAGAGCCACCCATACCTGCAGGCATCTGGTACATGGTTGCTTGGTCTTGGTACGGAGTGGAGATAGGCTGCTCAATCATGCCACCGATGGCCATGCCTGTGGGCGCAGTTCTGGAGCCTCCTAGAGCCTCAACCAGCATCTGTTCTTCCTCAGGGGTAAGCTCTTCATCTTGGCCTTCCATGGGCACTCCCTGAGCGTTTACGGGGGTACCACCAATACGACCATCAGCCTCCATCTCCATCATGCCCTGTTTAGCTTGATTACGAAGGTCTTCGAAGAATCTTACACCGTAGTAGCGCAACACGTCTGCAGGGATAACATACTCACCCTCAGAGAGTTTAACGTCAATGTCATCACGCACTTCCGAAGCCAAGGAACCCGGAGGGATTTCGTTACCAGTGACAGGCTCACGGCTCATTCCGTCATCAGCCATGCCACCTTCTTGCATTAGTCTATTCATTTGGTCGTCCTCTACCATGCCACCCTCGGCAAACCTTACCCGTTCTTTTGTAGGGTTATATTTAAAATTAGAAACATCAAGTTCAGTGCCTGTAACATTACGCACACCAGATTTTTCTGTCAAATCCTTGTACTGAAGTTTTCGTGTCCCCACTTTAATGCCGCCTTTTGTCTCACTGTTCAAAATATTTACAGCTTTTTTAACCGCATTAACGTAAGTTGGCCGGAGAGCTTTTACCGCCGCTTCGAGACCCCCCTCAAAGTCTTTCTCTCTTTGTCTTGCGATTTCCTCAATAGGTGGAATGACAATCTTAGTTATCCCATCTTTTTTAGCTCTTGCCGCCAAGGACACGATAAGATTTTTTACATACTGTGTATTTGTAGAGAAAGGGATTTCAGATTTTTCTAGTGAGGCTTCCGCTTTTTTGTAGTTCGCTGCTTTAGAGTTTAGTTCGGTAAAAAACTCATCCATAAAGTCTTCGAATGGGTCATCCAAAGATTCTGTAGTCTTACGAATAGCGTCTCTGTTTACGCTCTCAATAGATTTTCCAGACACATCAAGGCTATACTTATCCTTGTAAAACTTTTTTAGGTTATCAATAGACACATCAGATTCGTAAGATTTTTGGATTACATCTTCTATCAAATTTTTGTTTGGAGTGGCCCCGGTCTCATTGTAGTCAAGGATGTCCCTCAACTTCTCCTCTATCCAGATACCAGAAAAAACATCAGGACCACCATATCCTGTATTTTCAAGGGGGTTGTACTTCTTACCTATGTTCTGTAAGGGGTCACTCTGAAATTCCCATACAAGAATGTAATTTTCATCTGGGGCAGAGTTTATACTTGCCCTTGTGTGAGCTAAAGTTGTCTCCCCGTGGTGGGTAGTGGCTCCCGGAACAAGGTCTTTAGGCAATCTTTCCGCGTCGAGTGTTATCTCAAAGTAAGCTTCTTCAGGGTCAACAACACTCTGAGGTTGAACTTTTGAAAACCTCATGCCATTTTTTGTACCGGAAATTCTCGAAGCTAGGGTAGATTTTTTAGGTCTAGTCTCACCTAAAGTTGCGTATGTACCACTCAAACTATACTTAGTAAGACTGTTAATATCTTCCCTTGTGTAGTTTTTATTCGGATCAAGTTTTAGCCCACTAAACTCCAACTCAGAAGAGGAGACATTTGGCGCTCGTTTATTGAGGTAGGCTAGGATGGTTTGACCTTTAGACCCATTCTTGGCTATTGGCATTTGTTCAAGAGTTGATTTAAGGGGCGAGTAGAAACTGGCGATAAGATTTAAGTCTTTGTTGTACATTACTGCAGAATCTTCACGCCAATTTTCTGGCTTAAAGAGTGGATTACGAACTTTACCAGAACTAGGCTCCGTATCAGGGGTTGCACCAACAACCTGAGCACTCAAACCTTGAGCAGGGTTCTTAGACTCAGTTCTGAACTCTTTGTCACCATCAATCAGAGACCGCATCTGGCCTACAACATCAGCCTGAACCTTGCCGGGGATAGCAGCCTTAGCCACTGTCGTTGCACCCTTAGCAGCAGGGACCAGAGAGGAAGCAGTGATTGCATCACCAATGACAGCCTCTCGTGCTTTAGTAACCTGTTCGTCAGTGGCTTCTTGATAACCTACACCATACATCCGCTTGATTCTGCCATCAAGGCTTTCTGCACCAAGTCTGGAAACGCTATCGGAAATCTCTGTAGCAACATCCTTTGTTGTCTCAATAGGACTTGTGACAAACTCCTTGGCACCCTCGTAGGCACTGACAGCCATGTTCTTTAGGGTACCAATTTCGTCCTCGTTGAAGGACTTACCGAAGGCTTCCCCAAAGGATTCATACTCGTTATCAAGACCAACAATATTGTCTACAAGAAGCTCAATATAGCCCTTACCCTTAGGCACTTCACCAGTGTCAGGAAAAGTTCCAAAGTCTTCTGCAAAAGCTTCTTCTGTTTGGTCCTTGAGTCTCATTCTGCATTCACCTTGTCACGGAGTTTCATCAGGTTCTTCAAGGCTTGAATCTCTCCTTGAGTCCGGTAAATATCTACAGTGTCTGTGACCTGTTCGAGCTTCTTATAACAGGCTTGGATTCTGTTGCCCAACTCTTGCTGAAAGTCTACCCAGAGTTCTTTGTTGTTGACGAAAGGCTTCAGGTTCACTGCTGGCCCTCACCAGTGTTTGCTGCAAAACCCGGTTCATTTGGGGTAGGGACAGAGCCAGTACCCATGTTACCTCCACCAGAGCCTGTCGTATCCTGAGCCTGAACACCTGCAGGGGCGGCAGGAGGCTGTCCGGGTTGTTGCCCTTGCTCAGGAGCGGGGGGCTGAGTTGCTTGGAAGCTCTTGAGGATTTCAGCTTGGATGGCTGCACGTTGCATGGAGTTTGCAACCTTATCAGGATCAAGGTCCATAGACTTAGCAATCTCACGGACGATGTAATCCATACGAGCAAACGGAGCGAGGACAGGGTTCTGAACAACACCAAGGAACTGCATCAGACGCTGCGAACGAACTTCATTGGCCATCAGGGATTCAGTACCAGCAGCCTTAACTTCCAAGTCACCCTTGATCTCAGGGTCAAAGTCAAACTGCATGTTGAAGCTGAACAGTGCTTTACCAAGAGGGGCAAGCAAATAATCGTCAATGTTCTTGACCACAGTACGGATAGAACCGTTAGCGGCAGACATCAGCATGGAAATACCAGAGGCTGTACGACCAACACCACTTACGCCAGTCTGGCCGTGGGCAAACGACGGGAAACCAGTAGATTCGTCTGCAAGGACACGGGCCTTGTCAAACATCTGCATGTTCTCGTTAGAGACGTTGGGGAACTTAGTGCCGAAGATAGCCTGACCCGGAGCACCACCCTGACGCCGGAAGACTTTGCCGGGGTACACACTCAGGTCTTGACCCGGAACAAGGTTTGTCTCGTCTACTTCAATAATCAAGTTACCGCTCAAAGCAGCATTGTCCACTGCCATACGCATGAACCCGTTCATCAGGGTCTGAGTGTCGTCCATATTTTCTGCAACACCAACGCCCCACATCGAATAGGGATTGATTTCGTAGGGCACAACGTAGAAGGGGATGATCGTGGGTGTAAAGGGGTTCATCACAAGACGAAGAACTCTGCCGTTGCAGACCCAGATATTGACTGAGACTTGAGACTTGTTCTTGAGTTCAGAAGGGATAGTTACGTTGTGATTCTCAAGGATGTCCCTGTCCACATTGCCCCAGAACTCCAGAACCTCATAACGCTCTGTGCTGGGCTGTTGAGCATCATCTTCCATGACCTGTTCCCACCACTCTTTGATGTAGTTGGGGCCAAACTTGATTGCAGTTTCAATCTCATTTTTACGGAAGTAGGGACGAGTAGCAAGCTTACGGAGATCACTGCGAGACATCTTGTGACGCTCAATAGCAAACTCAGACTCTTCCATGTTGTTGGCATCTGGGTCCGGGTAGAAGTTCCAGATAGACACGTTAGAGACCATGGGGACAGTCTTAATCACCGGATCGTAGTTGCCCGTGTCATCCCAGCGAGGGTACTCTTTATCGACTGCAAACGGACCCTTCATTACGCCAGTGCCAAACAGAGAACACTCAAAGGCAGTGGACCGCAGGTGCTTAGAGGCATGGGACTCTTCAAGCTGGTCGTGGATTTTCTTTTCCATCTTCTTGGCTGCAATCATAGCAGGCTCAAAGGTAATCTGAGATGGAGTCATGCCGGGGCCGGGACGAATGTCTTCGATAGGCTCAAGCTCTTTCTTGAGTCCACCAAGACGCTCACGGTAGTCCTGCATAGTCTCGCCGGGAAGCAGAGGCTCAATACCAGCAGCCTGCTCTGCCTGCTTCACTTGGTCGTTAGTCTCAATGTGTACGGTATCTACCACACCCTCAGGGAGCGTAGTAGGGTCAATAGTGATAGGAAACTTATTACCACCGAAGAGCACCTCGGTCATCTGCCCAAAGGCAGCAAGCACTTTAGTTTTAGTAACTTTCACAAAAACTCTGGACTTCTCGGTGTCAGTAAATTTGACATCAGGGCCATACAAACCGCGATAATTGCGGTAGGCCATAATCCAACGCTGCTCCTCCGTCTCTCTTGCAGTCTCAGCCTTAGAGAAACGCTCTTCCACATAGGAAACAATCGTACCTGCTTTTTTATCAGTGTTTGTGTCGCCAGAAGTATCCTCGACTGCAAGCATCTTAATGCTATCGGGGGAGATGTTGTCTTCTTCCATTCTCATTTCCAATTTGTGTTAGTAACCGAAGGTACTGTCAGCGATCTGAAAGCCAGTTCTGCCAGAGTTAGGGTCCAGATCGAATAGACCACTTCTTGGGCGAGTCATAACCCCATATCTCAGGGCATCGTACAGGTGATCTTCTGCCTTAGTGTCCACATCTTCTGGGTTAGTTTTATCTAGGGGAAGAGATGGCAGTTGAGAGATCAGGTTCTTACAAGTATTGAAGATAACCATTCTGGGTGCATCTGTGTAAGTATCGTGCTGCAAACGTCTGTGGATTTCGTTCTTACCTGCAATACGAGAACCCTTACTCCTGTCTGAAGGACGCCAGCGGCATCCCTTGAGGATCATACGTTCAGCAATGCTAGGACCAGTATCCCCGCGCTTGTGCCAGAGGGAGGAGTCAAGTACACCGTAGCGCATCTTTTCCCCAGACTCTTCTTCAAGAACTCTGTCTGCCAAATCCTCTGCAAGAACCTTGGAGACGTACAACTCACGGTACACAATCAACTGCTCGTCAGGAGCCACAGCAAACCAAAGAACACCAGTATAAGAACTGTAGCCGTAGTCAGCCGCACGAAACCTTGGCCAGCTAGTAGGGATTTCAAACGGGTCAATAACATGCAGTCTACGATTAAACTCTGGGAAGGCAGCACCCTCTGCAGTGTCCCAATTACCTTCTAGAAGCTGCTTCCTCTGGTGCTCAGGGAGAGACAAGAGGTTGGCTTCGTACATACCATCATCGGCCAAGTAGGGGTTATCGAAAAGGGTTGCAGGGATAAAACGTCTTTGTAAGAGAGGCTCACCCTCACGAGAATGACCCTTGGGCCACTGGAGGGTTTCACCTGTCTCCGGGTCGATAGCCCAGAAAGCTTTACCGGGAGGTGAGGGATCAATGAAGGCTTTCTTAACCCAGTGATGTCCTGCCCCTCCGGGGTTGGTTGTAGCTCTCTGATACAGCTTTAGGCCGCTATCACGAGTTGTTCTGAGACGAGAACGCATGTAGTTCCAAGCGTAAGGACTAGACCACTGAGTAAGTTCGTCGAACCCAATCCAGTTGTATGCCTGTCCCTGATAGCGAGTAACATCGTCATCTGCATCAAGGTAGCTCATCCAGAGTGTTGCTCCAGACGGTGCTACCCAAGTCTTGTCTCTTTCTAAAAACTTAATCCCCGGAATGGCTCTGGGGTACAACATCTTTGAAACAGAAACCAGTTCTCTAAGTTCTTCTGTAGACTTACGCACCAAGAGCATCTTGGCATGTTCGTTGTTCAAATAGCGTACTGGGTCTGCCAACATGGCGTAGGACTTACCACCACCCGCTGCACCACCATAGAGAACCTCTTGCTCATCTGCAGACAAGAACTCTGTCTGAGGTCCGGGGTTGGGTTTGAAAATAACTTCCCTAGCCTTTTCGACATCAAACTTCGCTGGGATCGCTTGTGCGTAGAGCTTGCTCGTCTGCGACTCCGCTGGAACTGTTACTACTGACGTTGGTACTGGTTCTGACTGCACTTCCACCGATTTTTGCTTCAAGTCTTTCGGCTTTTTCGAGGGCCGCTTTGTACTTCTCGGCAAAGAAGCGTTGGTTTGCAGCGTCTGTCTTACGTTTGTACTCAAGCTTAATCCTCTTGTAGAGACCTACGTGAGAGATGGGTCTACCACTCTGCTCACTCAACCAAGCTGCAACTGCTCTGTAGGAGTACTTCTTGAGGTGCTTCTTTGCTTGCTCAAGGAGTTCTAACTCTTCTGGAATAGGGAGCAGTACATCCGGGTCGTTGGGGTCTTCTTTGTACCCGAAGGGCATAATCCTGCCGCTTCTGACAACAGGCTTCCACTCGAAGTGGTCACCGTGGTCGATGGGTTTTGGGAGTTTCCATTCTGTTTTGATTTTTGGCATGAGTTACTTATACTATCAACGACACAAACTGTCAATCACTTTTCTTAGAAGGGAGGATAAAGAGTGGGACATCAGACTCCACCTTGACTTCATCCTTGGCCTTGAAGCCACCACGATCCAACAAATCCTTAGCTGCAGCCATCTTCTCTTTGTTGCCGAGTGCAGTAGGGTCAACAATCACTTCGTACATGCTGTATGCAGCCTTCACACCAACACGGGTAATGAACTTCTTGGTGAGTTCTGCAATCTCATCCTCAATGGACTCAACGATGTGCTTGGTGGAGTATGTGTCGCTGTAGCCAGCCAGCTTCTTGGCCTTAACGTAGTCACCCCGAGCCTCTTCGAAGAGGACATCAAGGAACTTCTGTTGCATCTCGGTAAGCTGTTTAGTCATTTGCGGAACCTCGCTGTTTTCTTTGCAACACTTTCGGGCTGCTTGGAGAACTGCTTCCCTTTCTTGGTGTCTTCTCTTTTCTTCGCACTGGTACGGGCATACTCTTCTTTAGAAAGAGCTTCTCTGGCCTTCTTAGGCAGATACCGTTCCCCAGTAGCTTTTGGGCCTTGAGTAGAGGGTTTGCCAGACTTAGTGCCCCACTCTTCTTTTGTCCACTTGGTCAAAGATTTCTGGGATTCAGTCTTCTCTCCAGTGTAGCCACCACCCTTTTCTTTGTAGATTTTACCTGCCAGTTGCATGGCTCTTGCTGAGTGTTTGCCACCCATCTTGGCCTTTGCCTGCGCCTTAGAGGCTTCCCAAAGCTTTTCGTTAGTCCTCGTCATGACTGTGGCCTTGTAGTGTTGGCAGTAAAGAGTTCTTCTGCAGTGCAGAGTGCATCCACAACTCCACTGGACCCCAAAACAATCTCTAGACGATCCTCAGGGTCCAGCACAATGTAGCTCTGAGAGAGTTGTACAAATTCCCCTGTGCTCATATTCTTACCGCCAATGACGAAGTAGGTAGCATTGACAGCTTTTCTATACCACTTCAGTGAGACTGTGTTGTTTCCACCAGCATTGGTAAAGAAAACTAGGGGAATCTTTGACCTGCAATTGAGCGGACATCTGTACAGGACATGAGTCGCTGCAGTTGTACACGCAATTATGTGAGAGATCGCCCTAACTTCTGCCATTACTTAGAACCCTTGGTCATGCCACCCTTGGAGTATGTTCCCGGCACAACTTTAACTGTCATTTTAGGTTTTTTGACTGTAGCTTCACCACCAACCTTGTAATCTTTTCCAGTAATCCCAGACAGGAAACGGTTAAAAGCAAGTTCACCACCAATAGGAGACACAGGAAGACCTCTGTCACGACGCTCAGTACGAGTCATGTTTTTCCACTGTTCGTAAGTGACGCCTGAAGTGTCTTTCGTTATCTTGCGGTCTGTTCGATCCGGTGATGCGCTAGGTCTTACTTGCAGTCTGGACACCATGCCACCGATTGGGCCAACACTTTTCAATGCAGTGCGTTGCGCTTCTCTATCTACGGTTGGAGTAGTTGTAGTAGTTTTTTTAGCTTCAGCAGCTTTACGAAGTTCTGCAGTGGTCTGTACCTTACGATCCTTAGCACCCACACGACTACCAGAGTCTGCAGGCTTACTCTTAGGACGAATGCTAGTAGTAGGTGCGGCGCTCTTAGAAGCAACTCTAGACGCAGGCTTACTCTCGGTTGCAGATGTATCAGAACCCCTACGAGCACCCTTAAGAGACTCCGCAAGGTTAGGCCCTTTAAGTTTGCCTTTAGTGGATAGACGCTCACCAAGCCAAGTGTCTTTAAAGTTTACCTTGCCATCTTTATTGACATCTTTAAGCTTCTTAGCCATGACTACTTCTTACCTTTTTTAGCCATGCAGGAACCCATTGCCTTACACTTAGCTGGTGCAGGGCAAGACTTGCAGGGAGTGAATTTAGGTGCAGGTTTCTTAGCCATGATTATTTGCCTTTACCCTGAGCGGGTTTCATCGAAGCGCCACAGTTAGCCATGCCGCCCTTGTTGTAGCCTTTCTTGGTCATACCACCCATAGCCTTACCTTTTCTACTGCCAGCACTTGCAGCGCCAATAGCGTCACCAATAGCTCTTCCAACAGCAGCGCCTGCAGGGCCACCGACAACACCACCAATACGACCACCAATTGAACCTATACGGCCAGCTTTTTCCATAGCTTTGCTGAGGTCTTTTGCACCCGTCTTGCTACCTGCAGCAGCAGCACCTTTGGCCACACTCTCTTTGGACATTTTCATTTGTTCTTCCTTAAATATTATTTCTTACCCTTGGTCATACCACCTTTGGACATACCTTTTTTAGCTGTACCGCCTTTAGCCATACCTTTTTTGGTTGCGCCGGAGTTGTAAGTGCCGACGGTGCCGACTGGCCGACTGGGGGTAGTCAGTTCAAACCCTCCCTTTGGAGGCTTAATACCGGGTTTACCGGGTTTACCGGGGGTAGTCAGTTCAGGAGGAGGAGGGTTAATACCGGGTTTACCGGGTTTACGGGGCTTAACAGGTTTAATGGGCTTAACGGGGGGGCGGGCGGGTCCGGGTGAAAATTTCATTTTGATTTCCTTTTCTTGGATTTGGTGACACCTTTAATGGTGCCCTTGTTTTCTGTGGCGTAGAAGACTTGTTCACCCTTCTTCTTACCATATTCCTTGGCCATAGCAGCTTTGATCTTTTTACCCTTAGAGGTAAGAGGCATGATTACGAACCACTACGCTCACGGAGGGTCATACCACGCTTCACTGCGCTACGATCCTTCTGCATTGCAAGTTCACCCTTGAGGCGCTTAAGCTTTTCACTGTCTTCAGGCTTCTTTCTTGCAGCAGTCCTTGCAGCAGTAGCAGCAGCATCCTTGGCTCTACGGTCAGCACGACGCTCAGCCTCAGTCATGCCCTTACGAGACTCTGCAACAGAAGTGGCCTTAGCACCGGGACGCACATCTACCTTGGCAGAGGCACTAGCACTGGCAGCAATGGGCTTAACAGTACCAGAAGTAGCTTTAAGAGCCTCCTTCATGGAAGCCTTCTTAGCCATCTCAGTCTTTGCTTTCACTTCACGAGCATTAGCTTCCACAGAGGCAGGACGAGCTTTGGGCTTAGGAGCAGCTTTCTTACCAGCTTCCTCTGCATAGTCGGTCGTGTAAGATTTACCATTCCAAGTGAAGGTCTTACCTGCGCCAAGTTCTTTACGCGCCTTAGCAAACGCCTCTTTAAATGTTGCCATAGTCTTAGTCCTTTGGGTTTTTCTTGGCTGCAGTCTTTGTTCTAGGGAAAGACCGATTGGCAGTCTTGGTGACTACACGAAGGTTTTTAGGTTTTCCGTTCTTGGGGTTTCCATCTTTGTGGTCGATGTCTTTACCATCCCCCTTAGACACTGTACCCTTCTTCTCCAAGTCATAACGAGCACGTTTACGAGCATTGTTACGCTCCCGCTGTTCGGGCTTCGCGTGATAGTTAGCGTACTCTGACTTGTAATTTCTTGTTTTATCTACCATTTTTCTTTATCAGCCCAGTATGCAGCAGACATTTTGCCCTTTGCAATGTTCTTGGCGTGTCTTGCCTTGAAGGAGGCCCTCTTCTTCTTCATTTTGTCAGCCTCACCAGCCTTGGGAGCACCTGCAGTACTGGCACCCTGCTCACCAAACCTGATAGTTTTGACCTTATCACCCTCTTTT